ACGTCAAATTACGTTTTAACGCGGAAAGTCTGAACACTCCGCCAAAGTTTATTTGAATACTCTCTCCTGCTACCACGGGTATTACCGTGAATGTTTGAAGCCGGCCCATATCACCGGCCATGAAAGAATAATGACTTTTGTCGTAATTATAGCGCCTCATTTTTTTTCCTTTCAAACTGAAGGAAGCGGCTCTCGCCGCCCCCTTTTACGCGTTTTTCTAGAATTGTTTTCCACCGACATAGTACATCCGTTGGCCTTTAGACCTACGGGCTTTGCCGGTATATTTGGGTTTACGCATATTCTTAGAGCCGCGCCTTTTGCCACGGCCCTTACTTCTTGTCCGATACGCCATCTTTAAACCCCACTCTTTTGTTAAATTGATCTCGAAACGCCGAGATATCCGACGAGTATAATAACGTTACGAGCGCAAATAGTTGCCCTGGCAGCGCCAACTGTGCGCCCTTTACTGCTACGCCGTCTGCTAGATCGGCGTTTGATTGTGCTCTGTCCATCCATTGACACGCAACCATTAAATTTGTCGGATGAACAAACATGGCGACTACCGCCGCCATATATTCCGCTGACACTGGGAAGATTGCGACGCCAACGACGTCCATCACCCCATATATAAGCGTGTTAATTAACCGATCGATTATTGGTCGATCGGCGGCAAGCCACAGGCGACTGCCTGTTAATATTTTTCGGTCATCATTATTGAGACCGAATGTTGAAAAATCAACTGATCCTGTACCCTCCGCGATTAATTTACACGCACCGAGGGCTGTGACTACGCTGAGGTTCTGCATTTATTTACCTTTCAATTTTTTAAGTTCTTTACCGAGTGTTACACTTAGTATTGTTATCCTAGCACATATTAATTGAATTTTCTCGTTTTGAAGTTCCTCCCCTTTCACATCCGTTAATGTTAACAAAGCTCTTGAGAGCATTGATGCATTTCTGATTATTTCATGGGGTAGTATGAAGAGGTCCTGGAGGCCGGTAGCCTCCAATTCCCCTTTTATTGTATCTTTTCCATCCATTACTAATCTCCTTAAAGCTAGAAGCTTCCATGTTCGACCAATTCCCGGTCATTAAACCCCCAATGTTCTGAAATTTGAATTTCGGTTTCTTCTGGGTCATAGTCCGATACTGCTCTATGATAGATTGCCGTGGCTCTAAGTCCCGTATGATCGTCCACGCCGTCTTCGAAGGTAACCTCCTCAGTATCTCCCTCGTCGCCTCCCTCCGTATCAGGCTCAGCGGTGGTGTCTCCCGCTCGTCTGTGAAGGGCCTCGGGTCCCTTATCTTCGTCAACTCGATCAGACTTTCGTCTGTTATGTTGTTGGTCAGATTTATGATCGATTGCATCCCTAGATTTGTCGTCATCCGACATCTGAAGTACTCCCTTTCCGTTGATTGCGCGTACTGTTTTGTAATGTATTTCGAGACATATCGCGCGAGCGCGATTGCTGGTTTCGCTTTTCTAGCGCTGTATAGCTTTGTGGCCTTATCGTATTTATGAGGCCATCTCCATCCAATTTTTGTGAATGCGTCGTTTGCTTCAAACCTGACCGCGATTGGTTTGTCGAAACCGTATTTCCAATGGTGTGACCAATTGGGGACTTGCTGTCGTTGCGGTATGTGAAGGCCCAAATTAGGGTCCCTTTTGCACCTTTCCGGGATATTCTTACACATGTGAACGACGTGTATGTGTAGCCTGCTAGCATTTTCGGTGACCGCGAAATACTTATGGAATATTTGCCCACCTTTACGCGCTTGATCGGCTTTACGTACTGTACCATGAATTGATACTCCTATGCTCCGTTCTACTTTTTTTATGTAATCCCCCCATGCTCTTGATCCTTTTTTGAATACTTCATTATAATTTTCCGGTGCTACCGTTAATGTCTGAAATATTATATACCAATTTTCTTCGCTCGTCCTAATTATTTCTTGTTCTAAACGCCATCGTAATTCTGTAGCCCTCGCCTTTTGGCCCATATTTTTTAGGCTATAAAGATACCGTTTTTCGTCATCTTTTATTTTTTTTGCTGTCGGCTTTAAATAGCACCCGAATATGAACCGCATATGATCTTCTACGGTCCCTTGGCCGTTGAAGTTTTTTCTTAGTTTTTTGAGCTTGTGGTGAGTTAGGGAGTTACTATCAAGTTGGCGAACTATATTTTTTAAGTATGCTATATGCATTGTTACGACGTCTGTTTTTATCTCCGTTGCTATTGCATGGAAGTACATATTTTTAATGCGCGCGTTAACACTTTGCCTTAGTGCGAATTGTGGATTTACACTACCCACGTCTGTTACTGATAGGTCTAGATTTTCTAGCATAATTATTGCCTTCAAGTGGTAGATTGCTGTCACGCTCAAGCGGCGCTTGCCTTATTCTCTCCTATGCGGTACTTTAAACCTATCGTACTTTCTTCTGTTCCTTTTATTATGCTGTCGCTCCGCTTCTTTTGGTGATTTATTTACGAAATTCCTCCAACCCCCTTTTTTCGGTGGTGCTAACGGAATTGACGTTACTTTACCTGGAGGTTGATATGACCTTTTCTGACGCGATTGTCCTTTTTTATACGCTCCTAGTTTCGCGTCCAATTGTTCTATCATTTTTATTATTACTGTTCCTGTCCCTGTTATTTGTGAGACGTGTGGCGCTGAAGAGCCAAGGTTATACAGCGCATGTAGTCTTTTATATTTTATCATTTCATTACTTAGGGCTGTTTTGTTTTTCTCTTGTTCAGCTTTTTGAATAGCTATTAACGTATTTTTTAGCGTAAGCGCTTCTTGCGCATTCAACGCATCTATCTTCGCTGGAACTTGTGGTTCGTCGACTCTCTGTCTTCTATTTACCGCTTCACTTACTGTATTTGCTGCTATTCTCTCCGCACTCGAGGTTTTCATGCCTGTAAGCATGACCTCATGGGCACGCTGTTTTGATTGTGCCCTTTCTTGTTGTTTTCCTGTTTCTACACCTGATGCAGCGTTTGCGGCTGAATTTCCGCCTAGCCTTTCCCAAGGTGTTGTCCCGGGAAATGCTGCATCCATGAAATCTCTTTGTTGAATTCCTCCTTCTTCGCCTACTTTCGGTTTTGGTAATCCAAATATTTTATCACCTACAAATTTTGATGCCATACCCATGGCTGCTCCACCTAGCCCGCCACCGAGACCAGTCCCGATGGCAGGCGCAAAGGTCGAAAACATATCCTTGAAAAAGCCCATGTTATTGACCCGGTGGATTAAACACGTCTAAATCTATGACGTATTTATGAATTGATAGACTGCATTCGTAAGTTATTGTTATTGCTGCCGAATGACGATTATGGAATTGCCATCCTAATAAGATTGGATCGTCAGTGTAGGTTATTGCACCATCCCAATTTCCTAAAATTATTGACCTATTTACCCCAGCGACACCGCCACTTATCCCGGTATCGCAGTAATCTAAGGGTATATTTTGAAAATTTGCTGAGGCATTTTTATTTGGCGTTGCTGCTAATGTTGCCGCATCGTTTCTCCCTAATATTAATTGTGGCGGACCTGCATTTAACGCTGCCGCGTCCCGCCATGTTATTGACGCCGCGATTGAATACTGTACTGCGGGGTCTTGTGTTGCGGCAAAGTCCGCTACTGGATTGTTTCCTTTTATTGCTATTGCTACCGCTAGACATTCGTCTGCGGTAATAGCTGTAAAGGTTCCGTTGATCTGCCGCGACGCCGTACTGTCTCTTATTGTTTGATCCGGCGTTACAGGTATGAATGAAACTTTCGAATAGCTTGTTCCAACTGCACCTTGTACTTTTGGTGCCCTATCAATGTCTACTAACATATGAGGGCCGATACGATTTGGGCGATACATTAGTTTTTTCCTCCGGTTTGTGGAAGTATAACTTTACGTTCAATTTCGACCGGTTTTTTTGGTTTTTCTACCGATCCGCACCATTCTCTACCATACCTATCTGTTACGCATCCCGCATTTACTCCGCATCCTGATAAGAGAAGTAATATTGCGATCAATGATGTTATTACGACCATTACCGCTAAAAACTTCCAAATGAAGTTTACGAATTTGTCCATTATTTCCTCCATTTAAGAGGTCCCGGCAAAGATTGAACTTGCCGCTGTTGGAACTGGAGACTTCGACTGAACTCCAACATGGCATTGCGCCTGCCATTGTCCTAGCTGTGAAGTTTGAAACACATTATCAAATTCACCATTTTTAACGTATCTTGCGTCGTCTACCGTCGCCGGGAATGGGGTTATAAACGGAAAACCCGCTATCCCTCCATATATTGCATGTACATAATTTGGCAGCCATCGGTACCACTGTCCGAATGGCGCGCTGCCTAAATCGGCTGTGCTTGTTACTGCGAAAAACTTATTAGGTTCCATTGCTTCTGGCCCTTGCGCCGCGACGATATCAGGATCGCCCGCTAACTGCGCATAAGTTGGATTTGGTGTGTTGAATAAAAATTGTGCCTCTTGTTGGAAGATTGTAGGAAACCTTACCAACGCCATGACGTTCACTACGCCATGTTCTGGATAATACTTCATTGGTACATTCATACGTATTGTGGCCGCACTGCGACCTGAAAAGCTCCCCAAGGATGCGTCGTCTGTACCATCCACGTCAAATCCTGATAGGGCCGCTTTTTGATGCATTATTAATGTTGGACGCTCATCCGCGTCCGTTCTTGCTTTTCCGCTCCATATTTCTTTTAATATTTCACGGTATCTATTTGCAAAGAATGATCTTTGAAGTTCTGTTTTATACCGTGCTTGTATTTGTGCTAACGCTACGAGATCAAGCTCGTTTATCGAAGCTACTTGCCTATCGGCTGCTACTGGCTCGCCCTCGATTGCGGTCGACCAAGGGGTCCGTAATCGGGCGCATAACGCGCCGAATTTTTCCCCTTTTATTGTTCCATCTAAAAACGTATCCGTTAGTATTGATGCTGCATCTGTTGGTGCTCTAAAATATTCGTTCCATATTCGATTATAGAACGTTGTTACCCATAGGGGCATATTACCCGACCCAATTACTCGTGACCCGAAGTATTGTGAATTCCCTGATGCTGGTCCGTTTGCTAGTGTGACCGTTTCGTCTACACCCTGCGATATAAAATCTGTCCAATCACTGCCATAGGCGTGTCGGAAGGGCATATAGAAACAGAATAAATCTACCTGCGCGTCTAACGTCAAATTACGTTTTAACGCGGAAAGTCTGAACACTCCGCCAAAGTTTATTTGAATACTCTCTCCTGCTACCACGGGTATTACCGTGAATGTTTGAAGCCGGCCCATATCACCGGCCATGAAAGAATAATGACTTTTGTCGT